GAATTATACTAAATTTTCATAGTTCATATGGACACGAAATCCTGCCCCAAATGTGGGGCAACATGGGTAGATGGTCAACACTATTGGTTCACTGGTAAAATTGGCAGCGAAGTTGATTTAGCTGGATTGGTGTGCAATAATCTTGGCGATGAAACATGCGTCAATCCAATGGTCGGATCAGAAATCGGAGACACTTGGGAAAAACGATTAGTTAGTTTGAGAAAGTATGGAAAGGATGACTCCTCAGGAGAGATTGAAGATCTGTGAATCCTGTGAATACTTAAAGGGTAAATATAAGAGGTGCGCTATTTGCAATTGTTTTATGGAAATTAAAACAAAATTTCCATTTGCAAGGTGCCCACATAATCCCCCTAAGTGGACTTGACATGGATAATGGAATCTATCTTGGTAATCCCAATCTAAAAAAAGCAAATACTCAGATTGAGTATACTGAGAATCAAGTCCAGGAGATGATCAAGTGTCAGGCTGATCCTGTCTACTTTGCAAAAAAATATGTAAAGATCGTCAACGTTGATGAGGGTCTTGTTCCTTTTGAGATGTGGCCATTTCAAGAGAAACTAATCAATCGATTTCATGAGAATCGATTCAACATCTGCATGATGCCACGACAGACTGGTAAGTCTACCACGTCGGTTTCTTATTTGTTGCATTATGCAGTGTTCAATAATAATGTAAACATTGGTATTCTAGCAAACAAAGCATCTACGGCAAGAGACCTTCTAGGTAGATTGCAGACAGCATATGAGAATCTACCTAAGTGGATGCAGCAAGGTATTCTTGCATGGAACAAAGGTAGTCTCGAATTAGAGAACGGTAGTAAGATCCTTGCTGCATCTACATCTGCTGCTGCCGTTCGTGGTATGTCGTTCAACATTATCTTCTTGGACGAATTTGCGTTTGTTCCAAACCATATTGCTGACGACTTTTTTAGTTCGGTTTATCCTACGATTTCATCTGGTAAGTCTACCAAGATTATTATCGTATCTACCCCTAAGGGTATGAATCACTTCTACCGCATGTGGCATGATGCGGAAAGAGAACAGAATGAATATGTTCCTACTCAGGTTCACTGGTCAGAAGTACCAGGTAGAGATGCCAAGTGGCGTGAGCAAACAGTCAAGAACACATCAGAACAACAGTTCAAGGTTGAGTTTGAGTGTGAGTTTCTAGGATCTGTTGATACATTAATTGATCCAGCAAAATTAAGAAGTTTGGCGTATGAGGCCCCTAAGACTTCAAACAATAGTTTAGACGTATATGCCGATCCGGAAAAGGATCATGACTATGTTTGCACAGTTGACGTAGCAAGAGGTGTTGGAGAGGACTATTCTGCATTCATCATTGTAGATATTACATCTTTCCCACATAAAGTTGTGGCAAAGTATAGAGATAATCATATCAAACCAATGTTGTTTCCTAATATTATCTACTCAACAGCTAAGGCATATAATGAAGCGTTTATTCTTACTGAGGTAAATGACATTGGAGATCAGGTAGCAAGTATTTTGCAATATGATCTGGAATATCAAAATTTACTGATGTGTTCTATGAGAGGTAGAGCTGGTCAGGTTGTTGGACAAGGGTTTTCTGGAAGCAAGACTCAGTTAGGAGTCAAGATGTCCAAGACTGTTAAAAAGATTGGGTCTCTTAATTTGAAGACCATGATTGAAGCAGATAAAATTCTTTTTAAAGACTACAATGTTATTAGTGAACTAACTACTTTTATCTCAAAGAGCAATTCTTTTGAAGCAGAAGATGGATGCAATGATGACCTTGCTATGTGTTTGGTTATTTACGCTTGGTTAGTAGCACAGGATTACTTCAAAGAACTAACTGACCAAGATGTTCGTAAAAGACTTTACGAAGAACAGAAGAATCAGATTGAACAAGACATGGCACCATTTGGATTCTTAGATGATGGTATAAATGATGAATCTAGTTTTGTTGATAGTGATGGTGAAAGATGGCATCTTGATGGCACCTATGGTGATGCACAAGGTGGTGCTGATTATATGTGGAACTATCTGTAATGGACTTAGACGATCAAATTAGTCTTGGGCATTTTCTTCTTAATGATAGAACTTGTAAAATTTGCGGAGAAACAAAAAATTTAGTTGAGGAATTTTACAGAACTAGAAAGGATAAAGGTCCTGTTCCATCATCATATGCATATGAATGTAAGGAGTGTACAAAAAAGAGAGTTTTAAAGCATAGGATGAATCAAAACTACTTCAAAGAGTGGAAATATCCTGATTGGTAGGTATTCACGTCCCAGTTCCCCCCGTCAAAACATTTAAAACAATAAATATTCTTAGACAAATATGGACCTAACGGAGTAAACAATGGCAGTAGCATTATTGTCTCCTGGTGTACTAATTAGAGAGGTTGACCTCACTGTTGGTAGAGCCGAGAACGTTTTAGATAATATTGGTGGCATTTGCGGACCTTTTACAAAGGGTCCTGTTGATGAGTGCTATACCGTTGAGACCGAGCAAGAGTTAATTGAAGTATATGGTAAGCCGATCAGCACCGATGCCCAATATGAATATTGGATGACTGCTAGTTCCTTCCTTACTTACGGCGGTGTCCTTAAAGTTGTAAGAACTGATGGCGCAACTCTTAACAACGCTAACGCTGGTAATGATGTATATGCGGATACAAGTTTAAAAATTAAAAATTATGATGATTATAGCGAGAACTATCAGACAGATACCGGTTGGAACTACGCTGCTAAAACTCCCGGTAAATGGGCAAACGGTCTGAAACTTTGCTTCATTGATGACCTTGCAGACCAAACTGTTGGTGTTACTACTAGTAGTCTCGCTGGCATGGGTATCACCGTTGGTTATGGTGTTACCGTTGGTCTCACGAACCTGGTTATCCCCAACTCTACTGCTGGTACGCTTTCTACAATCACCACTGGTTACCTGAAAGGTATCGTTACTGGTGTTAAGACCGATTCTACTGGTAGCAACTCTTCCTTCGACGTTAAGTGGACAGATAGAATTAACGCTGTTGGTGTTGGATCTACCTCAGTTAGGATTGCATACGCTAAGAACGATCCAGCAGCATCTCTCTCCGTTGGCAGCACTGTTCAATCAGACGACAATCTCTTCTTTAATAACGCAACTGGTGCTGTTGCAAACTCCACCATCTATGCTACTGGTATTGATGCCAAGACAGCAGTTGACTGGTATGATCAGCAACAACTTCCAATCGATAATGGAACGGTGTTCTGGAAGTCGATTTCTCCACGTCCTGTAACCAACAACTACGTTTCTGAGCGTCAAGGTTACAATGATGGTATGAATATCTGTATCGTTGATGATGACGGTGCCGTAACTGGTATTCAAGGTAACATTGTTGAGAAGTTCTCTTCACTGTCCAAAGCACTTGATAGTGTTTCCTCTGTAAATGCTCCTCAGAAAATCTGGTACAAGGACTTCCTTGCTGATTTCTCTGGATATGCATACGCTGGTTACAACCCATCCAGTGACGAAGATTCTTTCTGGGGTACTGTTCCCAGAGCAACTGGTTTCGCTACACACTTCACGCCTCTTTCGACTGGCGAAGGTCTCTGGGGTCAGAACGCTCAGGGCATTACTTACGCTGCTTTGGGTAACGTTGGTTACGCATTCAGTGGTGGTTCTGATTACAGTGCAACTGGTGGACATAAAGCAACGTTGGGTGATCTAATTACTTCATACAACCTCTTCAAGAATAAGGAAGAGTTGGAAGTTGATTATATCATCATGGGTCCATCAATCAACGGCGTTGAAGAGTCCCAAGCTAAGGCAAACAGACTCATCTCGATTGCCGAGCAAAGACAGGATTGTGTCGCAGTTGTTTCTCCTCACAGATCTGGTGTTGTTGGTGTTATCGATGATGACACTCAAACTTCAAACATCTTGAAATTTGCCAACGGAGTTAAGTCTTCCTCCTACGGCATCATTGATTCTGGTTATAAGTACACTTATGACCGCTTTAATAACGTCTTCCGTTATATTCCAACTAATGGTGACGTTGCTGGTCTCATGACCCGTACTAATATTAGAGCATTCCCTTGGTTCTCACCTGCTGGTCAACAGCGTGGTGTACTAAACAATGCTGTTAAACTGGCATTCAATCCTAATCAAAATCAGAGAGACGAACTTTATCAGGCACGTGTGAACCCGATTTCATTCCAACCTGGTATTGGTATTCTTCTCTTTGGTGATAAGACTGCCCTTGGTTATGCCTCCGCGTTCGATAGAATCAACGTTAGGCGTCTGTTCCTCACTGTGGAGCAAGCCTTAGAGGGAGCTGCGAAAGCTCAACTATTTGAACTCAACGATGAAATTACGAGAGCAAACTTCGTAAACATTGTCGAACCTTATCTACGTGACGTTCAGGCAAAGAGAGGAATCTATGACTTCCTCGTTATTTGTGACGAAACAAATAACACTCCTGACATCATTGACAACAACGAGTTCAGAGCGGACATCTTCCTGAAACCCGCCAAGTCTATCAACTACGTCTCCCTCACCTTCGTTGCCACCAGAACTGGTGTCAGCTTCGAGGAAGTCGCTGGTAGAGTCTGATCTTAAATCCCTCACTTAACGAAGATTTCTAGGAGCATAACAAATGGCTGAATCACCAACGATTAAGACTCTATCAAATTTTAAGTCTAATCTTAAAGGGGGCGGCGCACGCCCTAATCTGTTTGAGGTAACTATTCCCGAGTTTCCCTCATATGTCACCAAAGATGGTGAGATGTTGAAAGACCTTTCCTTCATGTGTAAGGCAGCAAACCTTCCCGCATCTAACGTTGCATCTATCGATGTTCCTTTCAGAGGTCGCACTCTGAAAGTTGCTGGCGATAGAACGTTCGATCCTTGGACCCTCACCATTATCAATGATGAGGACTTCAAGATTCGCCATGCAATGGAAATGTGGATGAATGGTTTCAGCAAACTCTCCAACAACACTGGTGCATCCAACCCTGCTGCTTACATGAGAGACGCTTATGTCTATCAGTTAGGTAGAGGTTCGTCTGGTCAGATTGAAACCACGACTGCTGTTCCTGATGCAGGTGCAGGCAGAATTCAAACAACCAAAGCAAACGTTCTGAGATCATATCGTTTCTACGATATCTTCCCAACTGCTGTATCTGAGATTGCTCTTGGATATGACACTGAGAACACGATCGAAGAATTTACTGTTGAATTCCAAGTTCAATTCTTTGAAATCGCTGGTGGTCCTGGCGCACTTAACTAAATAACTATATACTAGTCAACGAACATTATAATGGCAAAACTGTTTGGTTTTTCTATTGAAGATTCTGAAAAGGAATCTAAATCAGTGGTCAGTCCCGTTCCTCCCGCACAGGAGGATGGGAATGACCACTATGTCACGTCTGGATTTTTTGGATCCTACGTTGATATTGAAGGAACATTTAAGACTGAAATTGATTTAATTCGTCGTTACAGAGAGATGGCTCTTCACCCTGAGGTGGATAGTGCGATTGAAGATATTGTAAACGAAGCTGTTGTAAGCGACCTTAATGATAGTCCCGTTGAAATTGAACTATCAAACCTCAATGCTTCGGACGGAATTAAGAAAACTATTAGACAAGAATTTAAAAATATTAAAGATCTTTTAGATTTTGATAAAAAATCTCACGAGATTTATCGTAACTGGTATATTGACGGTAGATTATATTACCATAAAGTTATTGATTTAAAGGCACCAAACGAAGGAATCAAAGAACTTCGTTATATTGACGCAGCAAAGATGAAATTTGTTCGTCATGCAAAGCAACAGAATAAAGAACTAGGTGTCAGGAAGCAGGAACTGTCTTCTGTTGATATGGCATTTCCAGAATTAGAAGAATACTTTGTTTATACACCAAAATTAAATCAACCCATGTCTAACATGGGAGCATCTAGTGATCAAAAGGGTGTAAAATTTTCAAAAGATTCTATCACCTATTGCACCTCAGGATTAGTTGATAGAAATAAGGGATCAACTCTATCATACCTTCACAAATCAATTAAAGCACTCAATCAACTTAGAATGATTGAAGATAGTCTTGTTATTTACAGACTGTCAAGAGCACCAGAACGTAGAATTTTCTATATTGATGTTGGCAATCTTCCTAAGGTAAAGGCAGAACAGTATCTGCGTGACGTTATGTCACGTTATCGTAACAAGTTAGTATACAATGCTGATACTGGTGAGATTCGTGATGATAAAAAGATGATGTCGATGATGGAGGACTTCTGGTTACCTCGTCGTGAAGGTGGTCGTGGTACTGAGATCACAACTCTTCCAGGTGGTCAAAACCTAGGAGAGATTACCGATATTGAATATTTCAAGAAGAAACTCTATAAGGCACTTAACGTTCCCATCTCTCGTATTGAGGGTGATGGTGGATTTAACCTTGGTCGTTCTTCTGAGATTCTAAGAGACGAACTCAAATTTAGTAAGTTTGTTGGTCGTCTTAGAAAAAGATTCTCAGCAATGTTCTTGGACATGCTGAAAACTCAACTGTTACTCAAAAACGTTATCACTCCCGAAGATTGGGAGATGATGAGTGAGCATATTCAGTTTGACTTCCTCTATGATAACCACTTCTCTGAACTCAAAGAAGCAGAACTCATGGAGAACAGAATCAATTTGGCAACTCTGGCAGAACCTTATGTTGGCAAATACTATTCACAAGATTATGTAAGACGTAAGATCATTCGTCAAACTGATGCTGACATTCTCGAAGAGGATGCAAAGATCGATCAAGAAATCAAAGACGGTATTATTGTTGACCCATTAGAGGCAGCAATGGCCGTTGATGGTATGGAACCTGGTCAACCACAAGAAGGTGCTGTTTCTAGTAGTCCGGCATTGGGTGCAACACCCATGGAACCGGATTTAGAGAAGCAAGGTAAGAAAACCGAAGCACCCGAAGGTGGAGAAATATAAATAACTTATAGTCTTAGTATATTACTAAACAATGGAAGAATTAATGGATCTTATGGTGACTGGTGAATCTAGTTCTGAGGTTTCGGATAAAATCAAAGAAATTCTGTATGCAAAAGCAGCAGAACGAGTTGAGAATCTCAAACCCAATGCATCGGCAGGTCTCTTCGATGATGAAGAAGTTGAAGACATTGAAGACACAATTGACACGGAAACAGAGGAAGACGAGTAATGGCTCACAATCCAATCACAGATAGTGGAACTACATTAGCAAGTGCAAGTGGTGCATCGTCACAATCTAGTGCGATGGCAGTTAAAACTGATTCTTTGAGAATCACTAATAACGGCACTAAAAATGTCACAGTAGCTATTGGAACAAATCCAACAGCGACTGCAAATGATTACAGCGTTTCTAAACAGGAAACGGAGATTCTGAGTCTTACTCCCAAATCTCAACCAGTTATTGGCATCACTACCGGAACAGCAACCACTCTTCATTTTCCAGAAGGGACTGGTTGTGCTTTTAATGTTGGTGACACTGTTTCTGTTACTGGACTTACTCCTTCATCTTTAAATTTCTCACATAAACCAGTTGAGAGTGTATTAGTTAACGCTTCCTCTCAACCTGGATACTTCTCTACCCGTGCTGTTATCACTCATAATAGTAGTGCATCTACTGTTGGTGGTGCTAGCACTGCGACATTTAATGGTGGTATGGTTAGAAATTCTATAAAAACCAGCATCTTCTCTGATGGTACTGGTTCTACTGTTAACTTCATTCAAATTCAAGCAGCCGGAGGCGGATCCTAATGAAACTCATCACAGAAGAAATTGAATCAGTTGAGTTTCTTGTTGAATCGAGAGGTGGCAAGAAATCTATGTATATTGAAGGAGTATTCCTTCAAGGAAACATCAAGAACCGTAATGGTCGCATGTATCCTATGGAGACACTTCGCCGTGAAGTTGGCAGATATAATGAAAATCATGTTGCCAAAGGTAGAGCCCTTGGTGAACTTGGTCACCCCGAAGGTCCCACTGTAAATCTTGATAGAGTTTCTCATAAGATCATATCACTTAGAGAAAATGGTTCCAACTTTATCGGTAAGGCAAAAATCCTTAATACCCCAATGGGTAAGATTGCTGCATCTCTGGTAGAAGAAGGTGTCAAACTAGGCGTTTCGTCTCGTGGAATTGGGTCTTTAAAAATGACACGTGAAGGTGTCAATATTGTTGGTGATGATTTTATGTTAGCAACTGCTGCTGACATTGTTGCTGATCCTTCTGCACCCGATGCTTTTGTTGAGGGTATTATGGAAGGAAAGGATTGGGTATGGGATGGTAGTATTCTTCGTGAGAAGTATGCTCAAAAAACATATGCAACGATTAACACCCTAGTTGATCAGAAAAAACTTGATGAGAATAAATTAAATTTGTTCAATCAGTTCTTGCAAAACATTTAAATATAAATAAATAAAGATAATACCAATACAGGTTTATTACGGAGTAGCTACAAATGTCACGTGGAAAA